CACCCACAGTTAATGCGTAAGCCCACTCCTGTTGATCCCGAGGCGTTGAAAGATCCACGGATCGATCAAGCCGCTGACGGTAACGACGGAAATTTTTTCATGGTTTATACAAACGTAGGTGACGGTATACTGGGCACTGAACTCACACCGTTCAAGGTGACGAGTGCTCTAGGTACAGTTGAGGTGACGACATCATGAGTTTCACATTAGCCACACTGAAATCGACCGTTCAGGACTACTTGCAGGTCGACGAAACCACCTTCAACGCAAACCTCAATACGTTCATTAAAGAGGCGGAAAGCCGCATCTTCAAGCTGGTGCAGTTGCCTGAGCAACGCAAAAACGTCACCGGCACCCTGACGACAGGCAATCGGTTTCTTGCTACGCCGTCAGATTTTTTTGCGCCATTTTCATTGGCTGTGATCAGCAATAGTCGTTACTACTACCTCGACTATAAGCACCCCTCTTTTATCAAAGAGTACAGCCCAACGACTACGACTCAAGCGCAACCCAAGTATTACTCGCTGTTCGATGACACGGCTTTTGAGTTGTCGCCCATACCGGATTCTGGTTATTCGGTTGAGCTTCACTACCTTTACAAGCCAGCTTCATTAACAGCAGGCGCAGACTCAGGGACTACCATCTTGTCCACAGACCATCCAGACCCACTTTTGTATGGCACGTTGGTCGAGGCGGCTATATTCCTGAAGGAGGCTCCAGATGTCATTCAGACGTTTGAGTCTCGATTTAAGGAGGGGATCGCGAGAATGAAAAACGTGAGCGAAGGCCGCGCTACTCGCGATGAATATCGGTACGATCTGTTGAGGACAGGTGTGAGTTAATGTCTCGAATACCAGAGTTGGAGGGGGCTCGTGTCGCCCTGATAGGCCTTGGTGCCTCTCAAATAGACTATGTAATTGGAGTAGAAAACAGCAAAACGTGGGACGAAGTGTGGTGTGTCAACGCCGCACTAGGCGTTTTTCCATGCGACCGTGTTTTTATGATGGACCCGGCGAGTCGGTACTTAGATACCGAAGACGCGGGGGCACAGACCGACGTGATGCGTCGGTGTCTCCCAAAATTTAAAAAGCCCATCTATTCATGCGAGCTTGATGAGCGTGTACCGGCTATCGTCGAGTACCCCATTAAAGAGGTGATTGATGATCAGCGGTGCGCTTATCTCAACAACACCGTGGCTTACGCTATGGCTTTCGCCTTATATAACAAGGTGGCGCATATCGATTTGTTTGGCATGGATTTCAGTTACAAGCACAACATTCACTTTGCCGAAGCAGGTCGAGGATGCCTTGAGTTCTGGGTGTCGCGGTGTATTTCGCAAGGCGTCGGTGTAGGTGTGAGCCAGAAGTCTGCGCTTCTCGACAGCAACGTAGACCCCCACGAGCGCTTGTATGGCTACCATCGGCTAGATGACCCGATGCTGGTTATGACCGATCAAGAAGGTCAGTTTATGGTGTGCCCCAGATCCGAGTTCGACGAGGCACGGCGTCACTTTAATTTTCAGAAGGTAGAAATGCCTTCATCGCCGGAGCCGTATAAAGGATGATTTCACAAAACGCAGATTTTGGTTTAGGGAATGTAATGGTGGCCACCTCCGATGATGGGGGCCATGACCCAGAGTTTTGGGCAAAAGTCATAACTGACCGCTTGGTAAGTATTTCGGATGGCGCGGAGCCGCATATCCGACAGCAAGCTGAGGCTTTCCGGCAACAAGTTTATGAAGTAGTATTGAGGGGGATTAAAAGCGCCATTGCGAGTGATAGGACGACTTTGTCTGTTATGCTTCGGCGTCAAGGTCATCAACAAATGGCTGATATACTAAAGGAGCTATGACATGGCTATCACATCGGCGATCTGTACATCATTCAAGCAAGAACTGCTGGTAGGTACGCACAACTTTACGGCGTCTTCGGGAAACACGTTCAAGTTAGCGCTTTACACTAGCTCAGCGACCCTCGGCGCGTCTACAACAGCATTTAGCACGACAAACGAAGTAAGTGGGACAAATTACACGTCTGGCGGCAACGCTTTGACAAGTGTTACTCCTACCACCTCTGGAACCACGGCAATTTGCGACTTTGCAGATTTGACTTTTGGAACGGCAACCGTCACGGCCCGTGGTTGTTTGATCTACAACAGTTCAGCAAGTAACAAGGCAGTTGCGGCTATCGACTTTGGAGGGGATAAAACCAGCACGGCAGGCAACTTCACCATTGTATTTCCGTCGCCCACGGCTACGGGTGCAATTATCCGGCTTGCGTGATGCGTTTCTATGCCGCTTCAGACCATAGAATTCAGACCGGGGATCGATAAGGAATCAACCGATTATGCGGCAAAAGGCGGCTGGGTTGATGGAAACCTTATCCGATTCCGTAAAGGACGGGTTGAAAAAGTTGGCGGCTGGAATAAGCTTGGCACTGATTCTTTTCTCGGTATTGGTCGCGCTCTTCATAGTTGGATCTCTCTGGGCGGTACTCGCTTTTTGGGAGTGGGTACGACATTTAAGTATTACATCGAAGAAGGCGAGTCCTACAACGACGTCACCCCCATAAGAGCCACCACAGCCGCAGGCGATGTTACTTTTAGTGCCACAAACGGCTCTTCAACTATTACCGTAAGTGACACTGCGCACGGAGCGGTAACAAATGACTTCGTTACTTTTTCTGGTGCCGCAACGCTTGGCGGCAATATAACGGCAGAAGTTCTCAATCAAGAGTACCAAATCAGCCTTGTCACAGACCTAAACACTTACGAAATCGTAGCAAAAAACACCTCTGGCGCCGAAGTGACCGCTAACAGTAGCGACTCAGGCAATGGCGGCTCTTCGGTGGTTGGTACGTATCAAATCAATGTAGGCCTCGATACGTTTGTTACGTCGACGGGCTGGGGTGTTGGTACGTGGGGTGCAGGCGGCTGGGGCTCATCAAGCGCCCTTTCGGCGTCTGCTCAGCTTCGCCTTTGGACGCACGACAACTTTGGTGAAAACCTCATTATCAATCCTCGCGGAGGCGGCATCTATAGGTGGGTTGAAAACAACGGCGTCACTGTCAGGGCCGTGGAGCTCTCTCAGGTCTCCGGCGCCAACCAAGTGCCGACCGTGGCTTTACAGGTCATCACTTCGGAAACCGATCGACACCTTATTTGTTTGGGTGTAGATCCGACGTCAAGTGGTACACGCACTGGCGTTATTGATCCTATGCTGGTGGCTTTTTCCGATTCAGAAAATGAGCTTGACTTTGAGCCCACTGCTACCAACAGTGCTGGCTCAATCAGACTCTCCTCGGGCTCATTCATTGTTGGCGGCATCAAGTCACGTCAGGAAATCCTTATCTGGACTGATACGTCTCTCTATTCGATGACCTTCATTGGACCACCGCTCACCTTTGCGATGAACTTGGTCAATGAGGGATCGGGCCTTATCGGTCCCAAAGCGGCAGTCAACGCCCCGAACGGCGTGTATTTCGCAAGCAAGACCGGCTTTTATTTTTACAACGGCTCGGTGCAAAAGGTGCCGTGCACGGTACAAGAGTACATTTTTAACGACCTAGACCTTGGTCAGGCGTTCAAGTGTCACATGGGTGTGAACACCGAGTATGGCGAGGTGTGGTTCTTTTACCCTAGCATCGAAGATGGCACGGGAGAGATCTCGCGCTACGCAATCTTCAATTACGAAGAAAATCATTGGTCAATCGGCTCACTTACGCGATACGCATGGCTTGATGCTGGCATCGAGGATCTACCCTTTGCTACGGCGACCAACTCGTCATCTCAATGCGTGTTCCAGCACGAAACGGGTTATGACGATTACGAGGATGCCATGACGGGCGTGTTTATCGAGTCTGCTGACATTGATATTAGTAGCGGCGACTCCTTTACGTTTGTCAAAGAAATCCTGCCTGATATGCGATTTGTTGTGGAGTCTGGCATAAGTAATACGCCTGCCATGAACATTGTATTGAAACGACGTGATTATCCGGGTGATTCCTTAATCACTGATAGCACCAATCAAATAACCCAGACCACGAAGTTTAAAAACGTGCGCACTCGAAGCCGTCAGATCGTGCTCCGGTTTGAGAGCGATGACGACGCGCAAGCAGTCGATCAGAAGGGTTATAAGTGGCGGATAGGCTCTACGCGCCTTGAATTGCAACCGAGTGGACGTCGTGCATGAGCGTTTTATTGCCAACCCGGTTACCGCTTGCTCGTGGCGAGACGGTATCAACGGACACGTTCAACCGACTGGTCCGTGTATTAGAGCTTAACTTAGGCGGCGTAGACTTTAGTATTTCGCCGCATTTTAACGCCACGGAGATCTCAGAATTACAATTTGCCACGGGCGCCATCATATTCAATACTACTAACTCAATTCATCAGGCTTTTGATGGGGTACAATTTAGAGATTTATACGATCATCAGACCTATCCAACCGGCATTGGAATGTCGGCAACAGTGGGGGCCGTAACGGTTAATACACCATGAACGCATTTTTAGAACAAAGAATCGCCAACCTTATGGGTCCAGAGCCCAGCTATGAAGCCCCCATGATGATGGCAAAAGGTGGTGAGGTGTTTGACCTCGATGATCCAGAGGCGCAAGCAGAAGCTTCAATGGCGATGGAGTCTCCCGTCACAGACCCTAATGCTGATCTTCGAGAAGCGATTGATCAATTGATGGTGGCTCAAGAAACAGCAGAAGATCCACTCGAAGCCGCCAAGGCTCAGCAATTGATGGAAGCCGCCGCCATTGGATCGGAAGCACCAATGGGTGAAATGGCTATGGAGTTAGCCGGAGCGGGTCGCGGTGGTGACAGTATGCTGGCTCACCTGACTCCCGGCGAAGTCGTCTTACCGCTTGGTATGATGGATGATCCAGAGTTTGAGCGCGCTGTCGAAAACCGTTTCAATCAACTTGATCTCAACCCTGAAGAGTACGTGGCAGGACTGGGCATTGCTTCTCTTAATCCAATCACGGGCCTTGAAGAGTTTGGCTTTTTTAAGAAGCTTGCAAAAAGCGTCAAGAAGGTTGTTAAGAAAGTCGTCCGCCCTATCGCGAAGGTAGCCCAGTTCATCCCCGGCCCATGGCAACCAGCGGCGGCACTCATATCCCGTGCAGGCACCGTTTATGACGTAGCAAGAGGTCGGGCCAGCCCGTTGTCTTTGGCGGGGGCGTTCGCACCTTTGCCGGGTGGCGGCCAAGGGATCGGCAGTCTTACGAGTTCTGGTGGTTTACGCGGCTTGATCACTGGCGGTGGCGCAGATGGCGTGGGCCGCTTTGGTCGTGTCGGTGACTTTTTCGGTGGTTTGAGCGATGCCGCAGGCATCACTAACTATGGCGGAATGACCGGCGCCGGACAAATCACCGTGCAAGAAGGTGACACTCTCAGCAAGATTGCAGAAGCGGCCGGTGTTTCGCTTGAGGATCTCATCGCCGCAAACCCGGACATTGCAGACCCGAACCTTATTTACCCCGGTCAAGCCATCAATATACCCGGCATGGGTGGTCAGCAAGGCGGACTAGGCGGTCTGTTTAGCGGAGGCGGTAGAGATGGTGTAGGAAACTACGGCGTTCTCGGAGACATTCTTGGTGGCGTAGGCGATCGACTAGGGCTTACAAATTACGGCACCGGTGCTGGTGGTGGCGGTGGCGGCTTCAATATGGGTGCGTTAGGCGTGGCTGGTCTCGCTGGATTACTTGGTAAGCTTGCTTATGACGAGGCCAAAAACCGCAAAGGCGTTCCTTTGACTCCTCGTGTCGCTATGAATGCGGCAGGACGATTTAATTTAGAAAGCGAGATTGCTCGCAGATCGGGCACTGCCGCACCCAACCCAACCGAGTTCGGTTTGCTCCCTCAAGGAACTCTACCAGTGCTCAGTGGTGGTCGAGAGCCTACAGCGGCGCAGGCTGAGCTTGAAAAGCAAAAAGCTGAGGGGATGCGTTACGGCGGTCCGGTCATGGCTTTTGCCGAAGGCGGTAATGTCGACGAACAAGATTTCAAGCGCATGAATGGTGATATCAATGGTCCCGGAACCGAGATTAGTGATGACATTCCTGCGATGCTCTCTGACGGAGAGTTTGTAATGACGGGGCGCGCAGTAAGAGGGGCTGGCGCGTTTAACATGAAGAACAAGAACGGAATCATCACGTTGACTCCTAAGAACGGTGAAGACCGAGATCGAGGGACTAAGTTGATGTACGAGATGATGGACTTGTTTAAAGAGTTCGCAGAGGAACCGGAGGCCGTCGCATGATAATGCCCCCAGCTAAGTTAAAGCGCTTTCAGGAGGGCGGCTCTGCGGAGCCTTATGTCGCTTCTGTAACGCGCCAAGAGCGCCAGATGGACCCAATCGTCCAGCAATTGCTGTTTGGATTAGATGGTCAAGGCGGCTTCATCCCCGGTGCAATGCGAGCGGCAGAGCGCACCTTTTTCGATGAGCAAGGTCGTCCCATTGTCATTCCTCAAGAAATCGCTGGTTTTTCGCCAGATCAACTAGCAGGAATGCAGTTGGCGCGAGAACAGATTGGCGCTCAAACGCCTTTCTTGCGTGAAGCGCAACGACAGTTTCAGGGCGGCTTAGGTGCTATTCAGCAAGGTGCAGGCGCGCAACTTGGCTCACAACAGCAGGCACTGAGAGAGCTTCGAGGTGGCGCGGCAGAAGAGCGCTTCCAGCGACAGCGTGGCTTGGCTCAAGGCCTCAGAGGCTTAGATCAACAACGACGGCTGTCTCAAGGCGCTTTCGGTCAACTTGGCAGAGACTTGGCCGCGCAAAGAGGTTTTCAACAGCAGGCTCTGGGCCAGTTTGAAGGCGGTTTAGGCGCTGGTTTAGGCACGTTAGGTCGAGCGGCTCAGCGGTTTGGAAGAGAAGGCCAGCGCCTTGGTAGACAACAGGCCGGAATGTATGGCCGGTTTACCCGCGATTTAGGCGGTGCTCTTGGTCGGGGCGCGGCGGCGGCAGGACGTTTTGGAAGAGAAATGTCCGGCGTCGATAGACTAGCACGAGCAGGAGAGCAACAGTTTGCTCGCGGTGTTGGTGAAGCGACTCGTGGATTGCAGAGTGAGCGTCAAGCGCTTGATCAACAACTTGCGCAAGCTTTAGGTCAAGAGCGCGGTGCAGTTGATAGATTTGGAAGAGGTATTGGCCAAGCTACTCAGGCATTGCGTCGAGGCATAGGCCAGTTTGGCGTTGGTCTTGGCCGATCTCTCGCAGAACAACAGGCCGCTCAACGAGGCTTACAAGCTGGATTGGGTCAGGCTACCGGGCAACTGCGTGGTGATGTTAGCCGTTTAGGCCGTGGTTTGGGCGCGGCAGAAAGCCGTCAGCTAGGCGCAGTACAAGACTTTGGGGGAAGACTCGGAGAGTCAGAGCGACTACTCCGTGGCACTACAGGTGGATTTGATCCATCAATGACGCAAGATTTTTACGATCCTTACGAAGAGCGCGTGGTTCAACAGACCATTGAAGACGCTATGAAGGGTGCTGATCAGGCGGATATAGCACAGACGGCTCGCGACATACAGACGGCCGGTGAGTCTGCGTTTGGCTCTAGGGCGCGTTTATCGGCCGCAGAGCGTCGTGAAGCGTTGGGACGTGGATTGGCCAAAGAGATTGGTGGATTACGCTCCGCAGGCTTCCAG